CCAAGGAGTACCTGCGGAGGACTGCGTATACAAACCCACTCAAACGACAGTATTTAGCTTCGCTAAAAAAGCTCCAGACGGACTTACAAGAGCTGATGTTACCCCCATTTCCCATCTGGAACTTTGGCTCACTTACCAAAGACACTGGTGCGAGCATAAGCCCTCAGTCACCATCTCAGTCGAAGAAAAAGATTGGCCAAGTGTCGGAGCATGGACATGGGAAAACTTTGACGAAATCAGTGGAGTCAGTTACCTCCCCTACGATGGAGGAACTTATCGACAGGCGCCTTATGAAGAATGCACAGAACAGCAGTATGAGGAACTTAAAGCTAAGATGCCAGCGATTGATTGGACTCTTCTCCAAGAAGAAACCGACAACGTAGAAGGCGCTCAGATGTTAGCCTGTACTGGCGGAAGCTGTGAGATCTGATCCTTGGGCTTGTCCTCCGCTCAATCTACTCAATTGGAACCTAGCATGGATGTGGCGAGTCCATGCGTGGGAAAATGTGAGCTCAACTTCTTTGGCGTTTGCAAAGGTTGTAAGAGAACAAGAGATGAGATTACAGCTTGGACACGCTTATCAAATGGCAAAAAGCAACAAGTAATAGATAGACTTAAATAGATTCACATGGTGGTGAGTTTGGGAGAGCGCAGTATGGCTCTCCCTTTTTTATGTTATACTGACAGAAATAAAAAGGAATCCACCATGATTTACAGCATTGACTTTGAAACTCGCAGTAAAGCCAACCTGACCGATGTGGGGCTAGACAAATATGCAAACTGTCTAACAACAGAAGTGTTGTGTATTGCGTTCGGCACCCAACCTGACGATGTGTTAGTAACTGACCAAGTTAACAACCCACACTACGGGCATTTTTTATCTAAATTATTAGACCATGTTGCCAACGGCGGCAAAATCCAAGCATGGAACGCCATGTTCGAGTATGCTATCTGGAACTGCGTCTGTGTGCCTAAGTACGGCTGGCCACCACTAAAGCTCGAGCAGGTGATTGACTCCATGGCCATAGCAGCGGCCAATAACGTACCACAGAGTTTGGATGAGGCAGGCACTTTCATGGATGCCGCCCATAAAAAAGACGCCATCGGCGCCCGTTTAATTCAGAAGTTATGTAAACCCAATAGGAAGGGAGAATTTGAAAATGATCCAGAACTACTTGCCCAGCTATTTGAGTACTGTGCCCAAGACGTTAGAACTGAGATGGCTATTGTCGACTTACTGCGTCCCCTCACTGCTGAAGAGCAGTCTGTCTGGGAGCTCACGCAACGGATCAACTTGCGTGGTGTCCCAGTGGATCCAAGCGAGCTCCAAAACGCCGTAAACGCGGTTCAGAGCGCTCAAAAAGCAATCGATGAGGAGACCCTAGCCCTGACCGGCTGCAAGCCCTCAGAACGCGCCAAATTGCTTGCTTGGATCAATCAACGCATACCTCAAGCACCAATGCCCGATCTGACCGCTGAGACCGTTGAGAAAATGCTGCAGCGCAACATATTTCCTATACTCAAGAAGGTTTTAAAATTACGTCAAGAAGGCAGCCAAACTAGCGTGGCTAAGTACGCTAAGATGTTGGAGATACAACGAAATGGTCGTATTAGAAATACTTTGGTTTATCACGGTGCGAGTACTGGTCGCTGGGCTTCTCGCGGTGGACTTAATCTTCAGAACATTGCACGACCTACTCTGGAAGATGGACAAATTGCACTTGCGATACCTAAAGTTTTTGGGCAAGGTGTTGGCACGATGGACGAGCTATCCAGCTTGGTACGTTCCGCTATTAGTGCGCCAGATGGACAAACCTTCGTGGACGTCGATTTTTCATCCATCGAAAATAGGGTCGGCGTTTGGCTTGCGGGACAAAACGACAAAGTCAATCTCTTTCGAGAAGGATTGGATGAATACAAAACCTTCGCCTCGCAAAGCCTCTACAACGTCCCGTACGAAGAAGTCACTAAAGACCAAAGGCAAGTAGCCAAGTCAGCTGTGCTTGGCGCGATGTTTGGTCAGGGTGCTAAGGGATTGGTGAAGTATGCAGAAGGCATGGGGGTAAAGCTAACTGAAGCCCAAGCTAAGAACGCAGTAGATAATTACCGAGAGTCGTATGCAAAGGTAAAGTCTCTTTGGGCAGACTGCGAGTCTGCTGCCAAAGAAGCAATTGAGAATCCCGGCACTGCGTATCGTGCCGGTAGTAAGTTGATGTTAAAGCGTGTGAAGGATACACTGTGGATGCAATTACCCAGCGGACGACTCATCTGTTGGCAAAGGCCAAAGTTCGAGCTGTGTGAAACTATTTGGGGTAATCGGATGGGTGTGACTGTCCACAGCCAAAGTACTTACACTAGGCAGTGGAGTCGAAACCAATTGATTGGTAGTAGTATTTTTCAATCCGCGGTACAGGGTACCGCTAGAGATTTTCTTGCCGTGGCTATGCTTAATCTTGAGCAAGCCGGTTATTCTGTAATCAACTGCGTCCATGACGAGGTACTCCTCTTGGTTGAAGAACAAAACGGGGAGTCCGCACTGAACGATGTAATCAACATTATGACTACACCGCCAGTGTGGGCTACCGATTTTCCTCTTGCTGCCGAGGGTTGGTACGGAAGACGCTACCGTAAATAAACTAAGCCACCTTGCGCCATGGCGATTTGGCCGCCTGCTGCATGGTGTGGCTTTTTCAAACTATCTAAATAAGAGTTAAGAAGGTCTGCACCGACACCAACGCCAGTACCAAGAATACGGGTCATTGGTGTTGGGATAAATGAAGCGGCAGAACCTAAAGTTCCAAGTCCGCCAATCAAAGCGCCAGCATAGTCACCTTGTTTGAAACGGTTGTATGCATCAAAGCCCTGTAAGCCCGCTAAACCGCCCATAAGGCCACGACCAACAACAGCTGGCACTGCCTTACTAACTCCCTTGTAAACGCCTCCTAGAGCGTTTTGAACAGCCGGAGACATACCTAAACTCTCAGCCAGCTTTACCTCTAATGGTTGGCCAGCTTTTAGGGCTGCAGCTTCTTTAGCTCTTTGCTCAGCAAAACGAGCTTGGCGAGCAGCTTCTTGGGCATCAAGGGCAGCTGCAGCTTCTGGGTTCATAGGACCAGTGATGCGTGATGCAACTTTACCTTGACCCAGCGGTTTGTTACGAGCAGCTTGCATATCTTTGTAAGCCTGATTTACTTCTTCTACAGTCTTACCTTCACCGGCGCCAAAGCCAGTCTTTCTAGCCCAACGCTGACCAGCAGAATCCCACTCTAAGTCAGCTGGGTTTACGCCCAGTTGTTTAGCCGCGTTAGCTTTGGTAGCTTCTTGGTAACCTGTTGCAAGAGCGGGCCCTAAATACTGAGCGCCCACAGCGCCACCAAACATACCAAAACCCGGATTAACTAATTCGTCCGCGCTGACAGTTTTTGATTTAGGCGCTTCTTGTGTTTGCTGAGGCTGCTGGTTAGCTTGCTCTTGTTCGTATCGAAGGCGATACTCAAATTCTTTTTCTTGTTCAGGAGTAAAATCTGCCATTATTTAAGACCTTTACTTTTTTTCCAAGCCTCATAATCTGCGTCTGAATGATTCCATTTTGGCGCAGCTGCGGGTGTGCCTTGTGCTGGCTTAACAATACCTTTGTTTGGACCTTCAGCCAGTTTTTCCAATTTGTTAAAATAGTTATCTGCCGCATCGCGGTATTCTTTACTTGCTTTGAATTGACCAAAGTTAACGTTCTCACCTCTGGCAACTTTGTCGTCATACATATCGCGAATTTGCTTTTTGTATTCGTTTCGAGCTTGCAGATATTGCTGAGTCTTTCTGAGCATTTCTGGAGTGTTAGACGCAGAACCAATCATATCTTGGAACATCTTACGCTCATTGTCAGAAATCGAACCTTGGCCAGTAGCAGATTGCGCAACTTCAAATGAGAAGTTTTGCAAAATCTGTTTGATCATGGCGCGATCTTCAATATCTTGCTTGGTTGTGCCGGGGCCCATCTTCTGCATTGCGTCTTCAATGTCAGCAGAAATACCACCCACTGGAGTTTGAATACCTTTAGATAATGCTGTACCAATTGCAGAGGTCACACCGGGTTTCATGTACAAACCAACAACTTGCTGGTCTGGATTGCTTTCGATACGCTTTAAAGTGCTATCAAATTGTTTAACTAATCTACCTTGTTCGGCAATCTTTTGTCTATCAGTAGAGTCCTCAAAAGATTGCTGAGACTTCTTGTTAGCTTCGGCATTAGAAACAATGTTTTGTTTTGCTTGCTCTTGCTGAACAGCCAATTGGTTTTGTGCAGCTTGTCCGCTAACGTTTGGTGTAGGCATACCGGGCGCACTAGGAGTTGCCCGAGCAGCTTGTGCATTTACGTTAGATGCCTTTTGCAATTGCTGATTTAGCAAATCACGAACTTGGCCAACAGTTTTGCCTTGAATCTGTGGATTAGCTTCAATTTCTTTCTGTGACATAACAGAAGTAATTGGCGCATCAGCAGGAGCTGTAGCCAATTTAGTATTGCCAGTAAACCAAACAATACGATGGTTAAGATCACTTTGATCCAAACCAGCTTCTTGCAGCTTCTTACCATTGAGGTTGTAAAGCGTTTGGGCTGCAGTAGTTTGCAATTCTGGGTTAGCTTTGAACTGTTCCCATGTAACATTCTTTAAGCTAGGATCTTGAGCTTGAATGGTCTCAAAAGTACCTTTAGTAATACCATACAGACCAGCTGCGCTAGAAGTTGGTGATTGTGCGTTTGGATTATTACCGCTCTCAATAGTTGCAGTTTTGTTCAGGTAAGAACCAGTATCTGCTGGTGGCTTAATACCGGGCTGTGTGCCATATCCGCCAACAACAGTGCCGTTGATATCGCGATAATAGCCAGACGCCAAACCTTGTTTATATTGTAATGGGGAAACAGTATCAGCAACAAAGCTGTTAGTATTTGGATCCCATTTTTGTACGTTGATAGTAGGCTTATACATATCAGCGCCCATATTGATCTTAGATGCTTCTTTGAGGTTTTCCTCATAGTACTTCATAGCAGCTTGCGGATCAGTCTGGCTCATGCGCAAAACTTCGCGCCATACTTCTGGGTTTACTAATGATGGACTCATACCACCGTAGCCCATACCGCCAGCGCCGCCAGCGCCACCGGTCATGCCAGTACCGCCTGCACCGCCGCCCACACCAGCCATAGCTTGTAACTGTGCGCGGATATTGGCGTTTTGTTGGGCGTTAGATTGCAGCGTTGCCATTTGGGAACGCATGTTCATTACTTGCTCGTCTTGCTTGTCCTTTTGTGCTTCACGAGCAGCAAGTGCTTCAGTAGGACCATTGACACCACCAGCTGTCCAAGCAGTAGCGTCTTTTAAACCGCCCAAGAATTGGCTCATTGGGCTAGTACGTTGGTTAATTAAATCCTGCATATTTTGCAAGATTGTTTTTGTTGATTCTTCGCTAAGATTAGTTGCGCCTTTAGCCGCTACAGTACCCTTTGGGGATACTGCAACTTGGGCACCACCCAAACCACCGATTGGTGATTCTTGTTGATCTAAATCGGCCACTTATTAACCTCCACCATAATTTAAACATCCTGCCGGTAATCCTATGCAACCACCGGGAGTAGGCGTATTAACACAACCACTATAGCAACCACTGTTGTCATTTTTGCAAACAATTAAATTGCCGCAACTAGAAGTGCAGTATCCTGTTGATTTGCAACGGGTGAGAGCGCAGCAAGTTAAGCTACCCGCGCCACTCTTAAATATGCAAGACAATCCGCCTTTGTAGCCCAATTGCTTTAATAGTGAACAAGCACCAGCAACCCCGCCTTGTACTGCACTTCCGACAGAACCTAATTGGTTCAATGGAGATAATTGAGTTTGCGCAGTAGTTTTGCCGGGTACACTTAAAGCATTGATTAAGTTTGCATAGTTGCCAACTTGTTGGAATGGTGCATTCATTTGTGCTGCACCGGCAGTTAAGTTAGCCTGTACGCACTGAGCGCCAAGGTTTCCTAATGCTTGACCGGCTGATACGCCAGTTTGTTGATTCTGTAATGCTGACTGCATTTGTTGGGCAGCCAAAGTATCAAACGCATTTGCTCTGGCTTCATTAACAGCAGTTTGACCACGAAGGCTTCCAAAGTTACCAGAAGCAATTCCAGCAGCTGTAGTAGGCGCTGTCATTTGTGGTAACAGTTGGCATAACTGTTGTTGCTGAGCGGCAAACAAACCGCCTAGAGCAGTTTGGGTATTTGGAGTTACTTGGCCAGTAGAGGCACAAGTCATCCAAGGATTAGCCGCGCCCGCAGCAATTTGACCTACAGCAGCTTGACCCTGTTGAAAAGGAGTATTAGGAGCACTTAAAGTGTTGATTGCATTTTGTGCTACTGTGCTACCAAACTGTGGAGAAGCAGCTTGTGCTGCGCCCGCTTGGTTAGCGATGTTTTGTTGTGCAGTACTATACCAACTTGGAAGAGTGGTTTCGGTAACTGCCGAGTTAGCTAAAAGATTATTTAAACCTGAAGAGCAAGTTGTTCCCATATTATTTTACTTTCTTTTTAGCCTCTAACAAATAGCCTAAAGGGCCTTTGCTATCTGGGGGCAAATGTTTTGCATCATGGCTTTGTTTATGTTCGCGAATGGTTACTAAAAACTCATCAAGAATTTTAGCGCCGCTATCATTGCTTCCATCACCAAGGCTGGAAACTACATCGGCAGGAATAACAAATTCACCATTAGCCAACATGGCTGGAACAGAATCGGAAGTACCAGTACCACCACCCTTAACAAAATGGTGTAGACCGCCTTCACTTAAAAACTCAGGCTTATGCTCAACAATTTCGCCGCCTTTGGCTGCATGAGTCATAATAGATGGTGCGCCCATTAAAGGATTTAAACCCATAGCAGGCGTATAAAAGTTAAATGCACGTCCTTGGTGTCTATCTGGACTGCTTCCTTCAGCCATATGCTGAATCAATCCACCGTCTTTGGCATTTTGAATTTCTTGCTCGGCCATTGGCGTAATTGGAGCTTGGGAAATATTGTCTTGCCCAATGTTGTAATTTTCACTTGGCAGGGCAACTTCACTACCATGAACAGTAACTGGAGCTGGTGCGGTGATTGCTGGACCTTGAGCCATTCTGCTAATACCTGCGGCAAGAGCACCTAAGCCACTAGCTAAACCAACACAAGTTGCACCACCACCAGATGTACCTCCAGTTGTCCCACCAGTACCGCCAGTGCCGGGCAGACCGCCTACAGTACCTTTACCGCCTGTAGGACCACCACCAATTACTTTACCGATTGTGCAAGTCACACCCGGAATTTTGGGAACTTTAGGAATCTTGGTTTTGCAAGAACAAAGAGGTGGTTTGCAGGTGGGGGGTGCGCAAGGAGGTGTCTCACAAGCAGGAGGCTGGCAAGCAGATGGCTCGCAAGCGGGTGGCTCGCAAGCGGGTGGTTGGCAAACAGGTGGTTCGCAAACAGGAGGCTGGCAAATAGATGGTTCGCAAATAGGGCTGCAAATAGGACCGCAACTTAATGGGTTGCAAGGAATAAGGCAACTAATACCGGGGACGCAGTTAAAGGTACATCCTAAGACGCAACTAACTCCGGGTATACACCCAATAAAACATCCCGCTACGCAAACAGCACCGCCCATAAATTACTCCATCACCATTGAATAGATATTTTCAAAATAATTAGCACCTAGCCGTTTTAAAATTGGGCTGTAGTCCATAAAAGGTTTAACATGAAACATAATTCGTTGTGGTTGTCTTTTCTTAATTTCTTCAACAGACCACTTAATAAACTTTACACCCAACATGCCTTTACGATAATTTGGACTAATGTACAAAACATCCGAATTAGCGGTAAGACTGTTTTTGTAGTGTATGTGACTTGCAACAAACCATAAACTATATCCAATTAAATTGCTGTCATCACGAATGGTGTGAATCTCCAGCATATTTTGATTGTACAAATTGTTATATCGTTTAAGGTCTGGATCTAAAGCAATAACGTCTGTACGTTCTGCTATTTCTTCATAATGCTTTTGAAACAAATCCATCGCTTCTTGCGCAAAAGGCTCTGGCGCCTCTTTTTGAAAAGTAATCATTTGTCAAGAATCTTAGCGTGTATTGCTCCATCCGGAGCACCCACCCAATTTAATACTACTGAATCGGGTTCTTTATCTTTCCAATATTCAAAACTTAAAAACGCACCACCATTTTGAAAAGCTCTAACAGAGTGCATTTCACCATCTAGTGCATCTATAGTTTGACCTAAAAGCATATGTGCCCCATTGGGCTGCGGCTTTTGTTTATCAGACAAATCTATAAAAGAACCTGTCTTATCACCAAACTCTAAATCACCAGCTAAAAATATAAACGATGAATCTACTCCGGGGTGTGCATGACTTGGAGAAGTTTTATTGGGACCAATAATATAAAGTTCAACTTGAAATTTACCTTCTCTGTATAAACACAAAGAATGAACCAAGTCAGTTATAAATATTGGTTGCTCAAAAGGTGGTCTAAGCGGTCTGCCCGCTTTTAACCACCAATCTCTAAACTCATGTACGGTATTCCAATTCATTGAGATGCTTGAATGGTTTTGGCGTGTTCTTGCCCAACCAGTTCACCTTCCCAATGCGTTGTCACTGAAACAGGATCTTTGTCTTTCCAGTGCTCAAATATTAAAAATGCGCCACCCGTACTGCCGATACGTAACGCATGATCTTTTGTGCCATCGTTAACTTCAACCCCTTTGCCAAGAAGCATATGTGCCCCGTTAGCTTGTGGTTTTTGGTATGCCGACAAATCGGCAAATTCACTATTGTCTTTTGCAAACTCTAAATGTCCGGCTAAATACATAGATACCGACTCAACACCCGGATGCTTATGCATCGGTGATTGCGTATTTGGTTTACAAACGTACAACTCTACTTGATAACGTCCTTCACGATAAAGGCATAATGCGTATGCTATATCAGTAGTATGAATGGCGTTTTTAAAGGGTGGTCGTAATGGTCTACCCGCTTTTAGCCACCAATCTCTAAATTGTTCAACATTACTATACATGGGCCATTAATTTATGATTTGGTATATCGGAATGTTTAAACTTAATTCCGAGTGTACCTAAAGCATGCATTATACGCCGACTCTCGTTGTTTGTATAGATTGTATGAATTCCTTCTTGCTTTAATTCATCCAATAAAGCGCTGATGGAATGGATTGCGGTTAATTGTGAATCTTGTGTAACAAAGTGCACTTGTGCCGCATGACCGCCTAAAGGACGCACAAACATCAATGTGTCACTAATTTGTTTAGTCTTTGTTCCGGGCGCATTAAGATGCTGGTTTAGACGATGTGATACATGAAGCGGATTCAAGCCAGCCTCATGCGTTGTCTTTTGAATAATTTCATGTGGGGTCATGGTTTACACACCTGTGTAGCATCGTAATTTGTTAATGTTTCTTGCACTGGTTTAATAATTGCTGTGGAAGTTTCTTTATCAATCTCTAACTGACCAAAGCAGCACAAGTTCCAATCTTCACCATTAGCAGCCTGTTCACTATACGATGGAACATGAAGCTGAAAGTGCTTAAATAAATATTCTTGATCACCTTCAAATACGCGCCAAGCGTGATCTTTGGTTCCGCGTCCCGGTGTACCGCGACTCTTGTTAAATCGAATCAGATACTTTTTCATACAACAATCGGCGCTTTTGCTTTTTTCTTATTAGCCACCTCGGCAGGTCTTACGCTAATATTGAAATGGATAAACTTAAATGGGTCATTAGACGCATTTCGTGTTAATGAGTGTGGTAACCAAGCGTTTGTAAAAAACATCGCGCCCGGTTTAGGCTCAAACACAATCCCAGAAGTCGCATCAGTTACTTTGGTTGTATCTTCTTCTTGTAAACTAATTTGTCTCTTACCCAATCTTGGGTCATGCATAATTAGTTTAGGACAATTCTTTGGGCATTCCAAAAAGTAAAATCCAACAATCTGAACATTGTCATTATGAATATGTTCTTCCATAGAACCATATTTATAATGCTGCTGGCCCCACATTGAGTGGAAGAAAGTAACCTTGTTATCCATATCGTACCCTTGGGTCTTTAATATGTTCCAACCAGTACTAACAATGTACTTACCAACATCTTGCATCCTTGGATCATGCACCATATTGTGCGTCATGATAGACGGATACAGATCATTTGTTTTGCAAGTTTGTTTAACATACTCGTCAAACACTTCCAATACGGGTGCTACAAATTCTGGCTTTTCTATATAGTAAACCGGTGTTGCAAAGTAACCTTCAGTTTTCAGAACGTCTTGCACGTCCTTTGTGGATTCTTCCATATTGGCCTAGAGTCAAGTTAATTATACCTACATATACTAATGCAAATATAACACGTTTTCCGCCCTAAATCAATAACTTGGACCATTAATAATTAAGGTAAATTCTCTTGCCCAATCCTGCCAATTTTCAAAAAGGTCGGGACTTGGAACGGGGTACGGCTCAAAAGCTGCTAGGCTGGACATATGCTGAGCTGCTCTTTTCCACTCCGCTTCTGGGGTAAATAGAATGTGTTCTTGGCTGTAGTAAATAGCCAGATTTCCATTCCAATCTTCCCAGCTCATATGGTCGGGAACGCATGGAAAAAACTGCCCAACAGAAAGCCGTTTAGGGGCGCTCATCGCCATATTCCGCTGTAATCAACAGCTTACCCATTTCAAAATTACCGCCTAAAGTGTTAGACTCAAACTTTAATTGAATCAAACGATGCTCAACGCGCAAGTCAATTTTGCCGGTATCTGGATTAAAGAAATAAGGACCGGAATCTTGCTCATCTAATTGCATAGAACCACTAGCAAATTTACGACCTAAAATGGTCATGGACATTTCACCAGATTGCAAGAAGTTTGGCTCAATGCGGCGAATGTGCATGCGGCGGTTTACACCTACCAATGAATCGCCGCCCGGTGTTCCAGAAATCCAACTAATATCACTGGTTGTAATACTAGAATAAATTGCAGTCTCACCATTTAATGCAATTTGATTTTGACCGTATTCATGTTGCCATAAGTTATACCCGCCAGTAACGTAATACACTGGTTGACCGGTAAGCGGGATAGGCGAAAATACTGTAGAACAAGTAATTAATGTCACACCCGGTGGTTTAACCGTAGTGTTATAAATATTTTGACTAGAAGTAATTTGATAAGTTGGTGCGCCGGGTACATCAGAAAATGTCAAACTGTCACCGGGGCTAAATGTTGCTGTTTGATCGCCAGCCAAATAAAGTTGATTTGATGCCGGAGCTGGTAAGCTTGATGGATGCTGAATAATTATTTGAGCTGAACCAAATATGGGGTTAAAGTTCCAATCAATCCAAATAGGGTTGGGAAACAACTCAGTGGTATAACCACAAGAACGTTGCGCTCCTACTGCTTGACCAGCATCATACCAAATTTTATCTTTGGTATTGTAAATAATAGCATCAGTACATTCTGTAGCTGTGCTACGGGGATAAAAAAACCAAATCTCATTGTAACGAGGCACTTTGGTTGCCCATACTTTTTGACGTTGTTCGTAGTTGATGTTGTCGAAAAGGTAATTTACGTTTTTATCATTTGGGACTACCGTGACTTGACCATTGTAGCAATAGAAACGGTCAATACCCATCCACCAATAAACACCGTCCATCTCGACCACAGCGCTAGACGACATGATTGAGATTTGGCTAGAAACAATATCATAGTTCCAATAGGTAGAAGGAACTGTTGTAGATCCTGAACCTGCTGGGTTAAAAGTAACACGAATTAAACTATCAGTTGCCCAGAACAAGCCAGATGGCGAGTTGGTGCCGCCACGCATTGGCATACCTTTAACAATCTTAGAGCTACCCACGTTGACTTGGTTAGCTAATGGGCCATTCCAGTCATAAAAGTTTTGTAGATTGTAAGAACCATTGACGTTGTTGTTGGCAATAAAACCATGTGATCCGTACACAAAGATAAATGGATATAATACACAAACGCCACCATCAACACTAATTGGTTTATAAGTTGGGTTTTGTCCCAAGCTATCTGATAAGCCGCTAAATGACCAAGAATAATTTGTTCCGGGTGTGATGTTACCAACTAATACTTGGCTGGTAACACTACTGTCTATGTTAATTAAATCTTTTGCAGGATGTGCAAAGATAGATAGTTGACCGCCTAATGGGCTAAACTGAGCATCAAATTGCCAGTTATTTAAAAATGGTCCGTTGGCATTATCTGGTGTAAATACCGCATTACTAGTAAGATAAACAGTATTGGGCGAACCAGAAATAGCGCCGGTAGAAATAGTAACCGTTGTTACGTTAGCCGCATAAGTTGATGAAGCAACTGTATATGATGTAGCGTTACTGGTTTGCTGAAATATTACTTTGCTAGTTGGGGGAAAAGTAGCTACTGCATTTCCACTAACTGTAAAAGTAGTAGAGTTACTATTAGCCACAGCAACAAAAGCTGTGCCGGGCAAAATGGTAACAGGAAATGGTCCGCTACCAGTACCAAATGTAGTGCCGGTTGTAAATACATCTAATTCTTTATAGTTACCAGCAAAGATATAGTTAACGCCATCGTATGGCTGTGATGTCATGCCACGATAGATGCCAACTAAGCTGCTAAAGATTGAACGATAGCCGCCCATCTTTTTTGGTACACCGCGCTGAAAACGACACCACACGCCGTCGGTGTATTCGTCGGTCTCAAAGTAAGTTCCATCTCGCTTAATACCCGCCGGAATTCTAAGAGTGTAAATCCTAGTAAATTGCGAGTTATCTTGCTGAATATTATCAGCTGCCATTTAGAACGTCCCGCCGCTAATCGATTGTGCGTTTAAAGTACCAATAACATTAACAGCCGGTTGTAATACATTAGAACCGTCCATATTAATAATTTCGCTTCCGTTTGCAGTTAAACCTAAAACGCCAGTACCAACCAAGTACATACCAGTGGCTGTATCGTTATTAAATGAGTAAGCGGGTAAAGACGCTGTACCATTAGCTGCATAAAATAGTCCCGTAGAAGATGAAGTTAAAACATATAGGTTTGTACCATCACTTAATACTGTAGCAATATTACCGGCAGATAAAATCAAAGGAGTTTGACTACTACCTTGACACTTAAATGTAATGTTGTAACCCGTTTGGTTAGTGTTATTAACCAAAATGTAAATCTGGGTAATTGCTGGCAAGGTTACAGCTAAAGTCTGGGTGCGAGTGCCAGATTGTGCAATGTATGTTTGAATAATGGGCGCATAAGAAACTAAGCTAAATGTATTACCGGTAATAGTATCTACGTCATAAGTTGCTGAGTTAAATGTTACGGCAGAAGGAGCAACCCAACCAACAGTAACAAAACCACCAGACATTGCATCATAGAAAATAAACCCTGAATCACCGGGATTGGCGACGATGTTGCTATTACCATTAATTAAATCGGGCGATGTTGGTGTGATACTCAGTGAGCCAGTTCCATTATTTCTAAAACCAATATACCAACCTGTGCTTAATGATTGAACCGATGGTAAGTTAATATTACCCGCGCCACCATTCCATACAAATGTAGCTGCGCGGCTGGCATCGTTAACAGTTGGTGTTGCAGTAATATCAACAGTATTTTGAGTTGTTGCTAATTGGCCGTTAACAGTAGTTAATCCAGCACCAGCTAAAGCAGCAGCATCAGCAAACGATGTACCAACACCAAATGCTACACTGCCCCATACGCCACCAGCGGTAGAGTTATTAGTAAGATAGAAATATCTAGCATTACCACCGGATAACGAAACAGAATTTGCGCCAGTGTAGTCTTTAATTGTGACTGTATTTGAGCCAAGGTTACGAAACAGTATGTCTGCACCAACTGTACCCTGATCTGCTTCTGGTAAATAAATAACAGCAGCATTAGCATTAGAGGCAACGCAATCAATAATACGAGCAGCAGGAATTTGCCCAATGCCTTGATTAACAATAGAAGGCCAGTATAGGGGGGTATTTGAACTGAAAGAAAGTGCATAGTAAGATACATCTGTTGGAGTAACAACAGTTCCTGTAAAGGGCGATGTGTAGACTGGGGTTGTCATTTATTAGGGTTCCTGTACATTCGTATTGCGATCCACACGACGAGAGTTGTCTTCTTTTTTGAGCGCATCAATCGCATCAGTGTAGTATTGTTTCCAAACTGGCAATTTGTCCAAGGCTTTCAAATAGCCTTGTGCTTGTAATAGCGCGCCATATAACATTGCTTGCGGTGCAATTTGAGTCCACAAGTTTTGTTGATTATTTGCATCCAAAGGTTGGATTTCCGCAAAGTAAATAATTTCTACTGGATAGCTTTGGTCTGGAGATGGTGCAAAATTCCAGTTACTATAATCGTAGTCAGCGTAATACAAAGGTTTGCTGTTAGATGATTCCGATAAATACTGTGATACATAATCTTGGCTACGAAGCAAAACAGGCTGGCCGTTTACTTTCATAGAAACCGTTTTGCGCCAACGAGATGGTTTGTTCAAAATTGTTTGGTTGGTTGCCATATTGGTTTCTACAACAATCAACTGCAAATAGGTTTTTAGTTCAGCGGCAATAGATGATTCTGCCAACGCAATCAGATTTGGAATCTGCGCAATAAAGTCAGCGTCATCACGCTCCATGTACTGCTGAATGTTCAGTACCAAACTGTCGTAGGTCATAATAACTGACATGGCTTACCTTGTATAGTAACTGATGTTAGGTTGGAAGTAGATTGGTGACTTATCACGTTCTTCATTGTTAGCAGCCATAAACGCTTTTTCAGCTTGACCTTCTAAATATTGAATACGAGCCAATTCTACGCCGGGTAACTGTAATGCCATGCTGTGGGACAACTGTTTTTGCACACAGTTAATCCAGCGGTCTGGCACATAGATTTCGTTAGTCAACGAACCAACGTCTTGCATTTGCTTTTCAATTACCAACTCAAATACTTGGTAGTTGTTGTTTGGTACAGGCCACAAATACATTGACGGATCAATAGTGCGGTCATACCAATATTGCAAGGAGCGTTGGCTTGGAAACTGTTTGTTTGGTAAGTTCCAATAGTCATCGCGGTTTAAACGAGCCAGTGGAATAACTTGCTGAGACTGCGCAAATTGAATTGCGCGTAGTGAGAACGTGCTAGTTGTACTACGGTTCTTTAAACGATAGTAATAGAACTGCTGAGTTGCTTGAACTTGGAAATATGCCCAACCAAAATCATTTAAGGTTGTGGATGGGAATGATTGCCAAGTAGTCCAGTTAACACCATCGTTACTAACTTGCAAATCTAAGTTGTACGTTGTTGAGGTGTTTGGAGAGTAAGCGTTAAAGCCCACATAGAAGATGCGGGTTTGTTGTGCATAAGCCGCGCCAAAATAGTTTTCACTAAGGGTTGATGTAGCGTATAAATTTAAGTTGGCATTGTTTGTTTGATCAAACAAAGCTGGTGAGTTGACGTTGTCAGTTGGCAATGCAGCGGAAATAGATGGGTTGACAATGTAAACCCAGTTAGCCTCACGCACATCAATTGTGGTTTGGGGTAGAGTAATCCACTGCGCATTGGTTTGCGCACCAACTACATACTCTTCCAACAACCAAAGATTAACGCCCAAGTTTGATAAGTTTTGCAAGTTGTAAAACAAC